GAAGCGCCGCCGCAGCTAAAAACAGCAGATGCTATTGGCGCAAAGCGTTTCGCCACTCAATCAGGATTCGATTCCGTCCAATCCGTAGCATCATTAGGCGAAATTATTCCACTTGTATTTGCGAATTACAACCCCGCAAGCAAAAAGGGTGGTGTTCGTGTGTCGTCTCGTTTGCTGTGGTCACGCATGACTAGCTGGGGCACAACTCAGCAGTTTGAAGGGATTTATTTATTTTCCAGTGGTCCGCTTGCGGCTCGTCCCGATTTTGCAGGCTTTGCTATTGGTGAATCTTTGCTGGCCACATATCCACAAAACAAATCTAGATTGTTGTTTGCACCCGATGGCGGCAGATTGCGGCCTGATGTTGTCACGAGTGGTAACGGTCAGTATCCAGAAACACAGGACACAGACACACGCGGGCCTTACCCGTTCAACGTTTTTCGTGCTGGTGATCCAGATCGGCAAAAACCTGACTTTTGTAGCACACGCACACCATCATCTCAGACGCAATTTGGGTTATATTCACCGATGCCAAACGGCATGGCATTTCAACTTCCCTACGAACTTGTGCTCATTCCAGATGGTACAGGCTGGCAAGTTAAAGATCGCGCTCGCACAAAACGCGACAAATTAGCACAAGTGTATCCAATTGGAGCGGCATTGACAAATGTTTACGGAAACTTTTCTCAAAAAGGCACCACCATGACGTATTCGATAGCAGGTGGGGTATCCAAAGATTACAACTGGGGCGACTGGGGCCAAGAAGACATACAACAAACGCAGTTGTCACGCCGCGTTGATACTGATGCCAATATGAGCATCGGGAGCGCATATCTCGTTGGCACGACTCCTGTTATTTGCACAGGAATAAGCACCCAAGATCCATATGTCGAAGATCTTAACAAATCCTACGAACTTGAGGTTTCAGAATCCAGGCCGTCCAACACGCTCGACGTTAAAAACATTCTGGACACATCCTTCGTTTACGATACATTTGCTATTCAACGCTTAGCCCTAGCAACTATTACCAATCGAAGATCTTGCAGCATTACTGAAATTGGAATACGCAGCAATGTCTGGAAAAAAATTAGTTTCGCCAACGTCAACACGCAACCCAGTGATAAAACAATTAGTGATTTTGAGGATCAGGGAGGTAATATCGGATTGGGTCAGGTCAACAAATACATCACGCGATACTCGTTTTTCTTGCTGGAAGGCCGTAAACGCGGAGACCAAGCGTGGACAAATTTGAATGGTCCAAACACGCTGTTTTGCATCCGAGGCAATACACCTCAAGATCAATACAACTATATCATCATCGAGCACCCTTATGGCCAGCACGAGTTTCGTCTATTTCCCGTGCCGGGAGTTGAAGTCTATAAGTTTTGGCTGCCTCGAACAAATCCTACGCCGGTGATCTATCAGTTACGGCCAGGCCAAAGGCAAGGGCCGATTTACACCAGCTTTGGCAGCCTTTATTTTTCCGGTGTACCCATATCGCTTGATGCGGCTAATTTTTACAACAAAGAATGGATTATTGGGCCTAACATTAACGATTTAGGGAAAAGCCTTAACCCTTATGATGCGCTTGCTGATTACATGAAATACGATAACGAAGAATCCAGCCACTCGTCTGGCCCGGAGCACGCCGTTGTCTATGTAAATGAAGTAATCTATAACGGTGACGCACCGATATTTAACGGTTTTGGGCCTCAATATGATTTACTTGCCATCGGAGGACTGAACCTATGGTCAGATAAGGAATGGACATCCTTATCCGAATTGTCCACATTTATTAAATACGGAATCAGGGTCAGCAAACCAGACGGTAGCAACGGTCCAACAAATCTTTTGCCGGACATCGTTTACGCTCTTTTGACAGATTCTTCGATCGGCGCCGGAAAGCTTATCGGCACTGAGCAAGTTGATGCTAGCTCTATGGCCGCTGCATCTCGCTACTGCCAAGCAAACGGCTTCACGTGGGACGGTGTTATCTCAAATCGCTTAAATTTACGCAGTTGGATTTTTGAAAATGCAGCCTACTGTTTGCTGGATTTCACGATCATAGGCGGGCGGTTTGCGCTAAAGCCTTCGCCAATCACCCGAAGCGATGGCTCCATAGATAGGCAAGGCAAGCCTCCGATTTCAGCGTTATTTACAGATGGCAATATCAGAAACCTCAAGGTTGTATTCCTTGAGCCTGAAGACCGCAAACCATTCAAGGCAGTGTGCCTATACCGGGAAGATACCGAAAACGGATTTCCTCAGATCAACTCGGTAACTGTAAAACTTTCCAATAACTATTCTTCGACGTATCCAGAAGAGGCCGGTGATCATTCAAATGATCCAGAGGAAACTTTTGACATGACAGATTTCTACACTGTACCTATTGCCGCAGAACCCACCCAAGCAATTGCATTCGCCATGAATGCTATCCGCACTCGAACTTTGGTAACGCATAGCGTCACATTTCAAACCACACCACAGATGGCAATGGGTTTGCAGCCTGGTGAATATTTTCGATTGGTTAGCGAAGCTACGCATACAAGTCGTTTCAACAATGGGGCGATAAGCGATGATGGCGTTGTTACCAGCACCTATGCTTTGCCGAACGGCTCCCAGTTGGTGTATTACTGGATCCCGGGCTCAACGGCTGTAAATGAAGGAACACTGAACGTATCTAATGGTATCGCTAGCAACCTTCGCGGAACCATCTACACATTGCGAAACACTTTTACCGAAGATCGCATTTACAAACTTGAATCTTTGAGCTATGCCGAGGATGGTTTGGTCGAGGTTGTAGGAAGCCACGTTCCACTAACTGGGTCCGGTGCGTTAGCGGTTATGGACGACAGCGGCTTTGACGTCGAATTTGCTTAAACTGAAAGGAGCATTGGTGCGATTGTGGCCGCTTCGTTCCCATCAGGGTTAAAACCAACAAGCCGCAGCTACCGGCCAGGAAAATTTCCGCAGGTTGCGTTTGAGGCGTTAAATGGTGCGACCACCATGATCCGCTACGGCCAAAAGCCGTACAACGCGGAACTGACGCTGACATTTGCAAACATCGATGACAACGATGCGGCCAGAATCGTAGATCATTACGAAGAACGCATGGCGAATTTTTCTAGCGTAACTTTTGCCAGCGCTACCGGATTGGCTGGATTGGGTTCTACGCTTTCATCTAAAGTAAGCGAGTCTGCATCAGGTCTGAGATGGCGCTACGCCGAGCCACCCCAAGTAGAAAGTGTTTATCCTGGCATCAGCACGGTGACATGTACCTTTACCGGCTACCTTGATGGTGTGTAGAATGTGATCAACGTACAGTGACGCATCATGGCGTTTTACAGCGGTCTCGACGGTCAGCTCTACCTAGACGGGAGCAAAGTCGGCAAGGTACAGAACTGGTCGCTCAATGCGTCGCAAGCAGTACTGGAAACCACCAGCCTTGAGGACACCGACCGAACTCTGATCAACGGCGTCCGTAGCATGAGCGGCAGCTGTCGTGTGTTTTATCACTCTGACGGCAATGCCAGCGAATTTATCAACAACATTATCAAATCCGGTGCGGCTAGCGCCGAAGACGGCGTTGCCACTCAGTCAACCACGGTGCTCTTCAAGTTGCACGTTGATTCAACCAAATACATCGAGGTTTATGCTTGGATCACTGGCGCCAGCATGAGTATGTCAGTTGGCGAGGTCTTCTCTGTTGACGTAACGTTTGAAGTCACCGGTCACGCCAAGGCCGAGACTGTCTGATGTCGGTCTATCTTGGATACACAGGTTCCGTTGAGTTAGACCGCGACTCAACGGACGCCCCACTGGAGACAGTGCTGGATCCCAGTGATGTCAACGTATCCCGCCGTCGGTTTTCAGTAGATTTCAACGTCTCAGCCCTAATCACCGGCGATAGGGTAGAAATCGCTACTGTTGACGGGTCTACGCTCCAGCTGGTTTCAGGCCACACCTATCCCGATGGATCGTGGTACATTCATATTGATGATGCTGGCGGAATCCGCCTTTACGATCAATTCCAGGCTTCACTTTCTGGGCAGCAAGGCGATGCACTAGAGCTAGTTGCACCCAGCACGGTGCAGAATATCACAATACAAACAAAAAATGACCGTTATCGCTTTATGGCGAAGATACGGGATTTTGAGCTAACCACTAGCCGCGACACCGTAGATCTTACATCTCTTGGCAATGAGTTTCGCAGCCAATACGAACAAGGATTGATTTCTGGTCAAGGAGTCCTTAACTGCCTGTGGGAAAGCAGCCCAGCGTTTATCGGCCCCGGCTACAGACCTAGCCAACCTGAGTTCCCGTCATACTTGGCGCGACTGGTCGTCCGAGTGCAACAAGGCGCTGATTTCAACGGGCGATTTTTTATTTATGCCGGAAGTACGGGCCAACCCGAAAGCGTCTGGTACGAAGCTAAGTGCATCGTTACCAATGTCTCCGTTTCTGTCTCAAGCGAAGGCGCGATCGAAACACGCATCGATTTCGTCACTTCCGACCAAATCGTTCTAAAGCAAGGGCGACCACCTGTGTATCTACTGCAAGAAAGCGGTGACTACCTGCTTCAAGAGGACGGAAGTCCCCTGCTCCAAGAAGATTAGAATACACCTATACGCTCTGCGGACCTAAGGAGGCAAAGCCTTGCCAGATCTTGAGATTTCTAATTTGCCCGCTTTAGCGGGGGCATCGCTGCAAGCCACGGATCCGGTTGCTGTTGCTGATCTGTCGGCGGCTGAAACCAAAAAGATCACAGTCAAGGATCTGCTGGAGAGCGGCTTCGACCTGGTTGATGACGCCACTATCCCGGCAGCAAAGATTTCTGGCAGCACCGTCGGCACCGGGGCGGTCGATACAGCTCAACTAGCTAATCTGGCTGTAACGACAGCAAAGATCGACACAGGCGCAGTTAGTTTTGCCAAAATCCAAGACATCAACACCAATGTTCTGCTGGGACGATCCACAGCAGGAACAGGCGATGTTGAGGAGATCACTTGCACATCAGCCGGTCGAGCGCTTTTAGATGACGCAGACGCTGCCTCCCAACGCACAACCCTTGGTCTTGGCTCGCTTGCAACCCAAAGTGGCACATTTAGCGGCACCAGCAGCGGCACCAACACTGGCGACCAGACGATCACCCTTACTGGTGACGTTATTGGCAGCGGCACTGGCACGTTTGCGACGGCGATTTCAGCGGGTGTTGTCGATACAGCCGAGCTTGCCAATGACGCTGTCACCTACGCAAAGATCCAAGACACTAGCGATACCAACATCATCCTTGGCCGCGCCTCCATTGGCGCTGGCTCTGTTGAAGAAATCACTTGCACATCAGCCGGTCGAGCATTACTGGATGATGCAACAGCTGCCGCCCAACGCACCACACTTGGTCTTGGCGATCTCGCTGTTGCCACTGGTACGTGGGCCAATGGATCCAGCTTCAGCGGCATCAGCAGCGGAACCAATACTGGTGACCAAACCATCACACTTACAGGTGATGTCACGGGTAGCGGCACTGGTGCGTTTACGACCACCATCGCTAACAATGCAATCGACACTGCAAATGTAAACAACGCTGCAATTACTTACGCAAAAATTCAAAACGTTTCCAGCGGCGACATTTTACTGGGGCGGATTAGCGGTGCAGGCAGCATTCAGGAAATCACTTGCACATCAGCCGGTCGAGCATTACTGGATGATGCAACAGCTGCCGATCAACGCACCACACTTGGACTAGGCACTCTTGCGCTTGCTAACGGCACTTGGGCCAATGGATCCAGCTTCAGCGGCACGAGTTCTGGTACTAATACTGGCGACCAAACTATCACGCTGACGGGTGACGTCACTGGTAGCGGTACTGGTACATTTGCTGTCACGATCAGCGCTGGAGCGGTAGATACAACTCAAATCGCTGATCTGGCCGTTACCTATGGAAAGACAAACTTTGCCGATGGGTCGATCCCAGGCACAAAACTGCAAACCAACAGCGTTACCGCAACTCAGCTAGCGGAAAATTCAGTTGGCGCAAGCGAATTGGCCGACAACTCAGTTGACACAAATGCGCTGATTGACGGCAATGTCACTGACATCAAACTGGCTAATGGAATTGATGGCGCAAAGCTCAGCAATGATACGGTCACTGCAGCAAAGATCCCATCGGACTCATTGGATCGTGGTTTAGATAAAACCACCAACAGCATTGGCCACACCAATGCAATCACAGCGGGAACACGCAGCGGCATTAGCTTTGACGCTCAAGGGCACATCACCAGTACTGCAGCATTGGTTGCTAGTGATATGCCGCTAGCCACAACAACTGATGTTGGCGCAGTAAGCGTTGCCGCGGACTCTGGCTTGACTGTCAGCGGAACAGGCGCCATCAGCATCGCAAATACGCTGGCAGGCGGCACAACTTCTGGAATTACATTTGATGACAACGGTTTAATTACCGCTGCAACTGCACTGGTTCCAAGCGATTTACCTGGAGCTACTGCATCACAAATTGGAGCCGTAAGTGTCCCTTCAGGAGGCGGATTGGAAGTTGATGGCGATGGCGCAATTTCCATCTCAAACAGTGGCGTTTCGGCTGGTACTTATCCGAAGGTCACGGTCAACGCTAAAGGTGTTGTTACGGCAGGGGAAAGCCTTATCGCCGCAGACATCCCTGCATTCGATGCGTCGAAGATTACTTCTGGAACTATTGACATCGCACGGATTGCGGCGAATTCAATTACCGGCGGAAAGCTGGCTGATTCCTCCACCGTTACGTTTGCTGGCGCGGGCTCAAGCGCAGGGGTTGTCACCTTCCCCACCGCCTCTTTCAAGGGCGAGTTTTTCTTTGACGCAATCAACCGCGACCTGTACCTATGGGATGGCAACGCCTGGCAGCCTGTAACGATTACTAGCGGCGAGATCATTTTCGCTGGAACGTATGACGCATCAACAAATCTTGTCGCGTCAGTAACAACTGCAGGTCAAGCGGCAGGTTTGACCGTTGGTGCGGTAATCCCTGCTGCTTCGGCAGATAACCGCCAGTACTACCTGGTTGTTAGCGAGCTTGGCACAGGCACCTCACCTGCGCCAGTCGTATCTCTGAACCCGCCAGATATTTTGCTGTCCAGTGGAACAAGCTGGGAACTGCTGGATGTTTCAAGCTTTGTTGCTGCACAACAGGCAAACAACATCAGCTTTACGCCGTATGGCACGATCAGCTCCAATAATGTGCAGGCCGCACTAGAAGAACTGGATACAGAAAAACTTGGCAAGGCTGGCGGCACCGTAACCGGCAATCTTGAGATTGGTTCTACAGGCTCATTAACATTTGAAGGATCGACGGCAGATGCGTTTGAGACCACTCTGACGGTGGTAGATCCTGCTGCTGACCGCACGCTGACGCTCCCTGATGTCGATGGCACGATCATTACCAACGGCGACAGCGGCACGGTTACTAGCGCAATGATTGCCGATGGCACCATCGTTAACACTGACATCAACGCAAGCGCTGGCATTGCATTTAGCAAACTTGCCACTCTGACCAGTGCTCATTTCTTGCTGGGCAATTCATCTAATGTCGCAACGGCAACGCAGATCACTGGTGACATCAGCGTCAGCAACTCTGGCGTAGTTGCGATTACTGCTGGCTCGATCGTTGATGCTGACATCAGCGGTAGCGCAGCAATCACAGCCACCAAAATCCAAGCTGCTACTACCAGCAATGCTGGTGTAGTGCAACTCAACAACACCACCAGCTCTACATCAACTACGCAGGCTGCTACCGCTAATGCCGTCAAGACTGCTTATGACCTGATCGCATCGGCAATGCCAAAAGCCGGTGGCACGTTCACTGGCGCAGTGACGATCGGCAACACCGGCAGCCTGTTGTTTGAGGGTGCTACGGATAACGCTTTTGAAACCACGCTGGCGGTAACCGATCCAACCGCAGACCGCACGATCACATTACCTGATACAACTGGAACAGTGGCATTGACCAGCCAACTGGATGACGGAACTTATTAGTCCGCGTAGAATAGGAGGGTAATTTCCGGCCAGGAAACTGGCGTTAAGGAATGGCTCTGCAGCATCTGCGCTCCAATACTGCTAGTAAGCGCCCTACTCCTGCCTCGATGGCAGACGGGCAGCTAGCAGTCAACACGAATGCAACCAGCCCCGGCTTGTTCTTTAAAGATGCCGGTGGTGCGTTAGTCAAGGTTGGACCTGTCCATATTGGAACGTCCGCACCAAATAGCAGTCCTGCAGGATCTAGCGGTAATGCAGTTGGTGAGCAGTGGCTGGATACCAGTGGCGGCGGTTATGTGCTGAAGATCTGGGATGGCAGCGCATGGCGCAGTGAGGTCGGTGAGTTTGTAGACGCAACCGGAGACACCATGACGGGTGCGCTGATAATGGACAACCAGCAGCAGGTGCGATTCCGTGAAACTACCGCCAACGGCACCAATTACATCGCGCTACAGGCACCGGCTTCGGTGTCGTCGGATAAGACGATTACCTTGCCTGACGTAACTGGAACCGTTGTCACGACTGGTGATAGTGGTACTGTTACCAGCACGATGATATTGGATGGCACCATCGTCGATGCAGATGTAAACGCCAGCGCCGACATTGCGTTCAATAAGCTCGCCAACGTGAGCGCCACCGATAAGCTGCTGGGACGTAGCACTGCTGGCGCTGGCCCGATTGAAGAAATTGACTGCACATCAGCAGGTCGAGCACTGCTAGATGACGCAGACGCCTCCGCTCAACGCTCAACGCTCGGGCTTGAAATCGGCGTTGATGTGCAAGCATATGACGCCGACACCGCCAAGCTCGACACAGCGCAGACATTTACGGCAGAGCAGACATTTGACGCTGGCGTCAGCTTAGATGGACCTTTTGAGCAAGCATCAGAGGCAGTGTCGGCTCTTGATGTTGATTGCAGCGCTGGAAACTATTTTACCAAAGCAATCTCAAGCAATTCAACTTTTACCTTCAGCAACATCCCGACCAGTGGCACTGCATATTCCTTCACGCTTGAAGTTGACGTGACTGGAACCAGCACCACTATTACATGGCCTGCGTCTGTCAAATGGACTGCAGATACGGCACCGAGTTTAACAGATACAAAAACGCACTTGTTTATGTTTGTCACCAACGACGGCGGCACCACATGGCGTGGCGCTGCCCTTGTTGATTACACCACCTGAGGAGACTGATCATGGACCCTCTTACTCGATCTTTATTGATGGCCGCAGGTGGCGGAACTTCTGACGTGCAAATAGGGACTGTGCTGTGGCAAGGCACTAATGACACTTCGGTTACATTAACGCCAGGATCAGACACTTATTCAGTCAGCGGCAACACAAGCGGCGGCCAGACCTATGGAGACACCGTGCCAACCGTTACGACGACGGGCTGGTATTTAGACGTTGAGCTTTTGCAGGGTTACAGCACGCATGTTGTCTGGCTTGGCATGTGCAACACAACAACATCTTTCGTCTACAACACATCACCACGGCCATATACAGGATGGTACTATAGTGGCGCCATTTGGTATCCGGGTGGCACAGACAGCACTAACTCTTCTGTTTTGAGTGCTGATACATACCGCATTGCCATGCGAAGTGAATCAGGGACGCCCAAGATCTACTTCCGCAAACTTGGCGGCGCTATTCGCGGTCCCATTGATGTCCCTACTGGTACGCTGCGCCTCATGATGCTTGGCCAAGGTGGTTTTACCTTTCCCGAAGCGACTATTCTCAACTCAGGTGCCGTCTACGAGGGCGGCGGAGGACTTTTCTGATGTTCATCAACACCACCACACTGGAATACTCAGTCAGTCCACGGAGGGCAGCGCCACGGACGCGTGGGCACTGGGCTTCAATGATGGCGAATAGGGCGCCATCGACAAGACGTTCATCCTCTACGTTCGTGCCTTCCGCAAATTTGCTCTTTAATTTGCGAAACATTCACCTTTTCTTCTGATCATGTACGTCCTCGCCCCCAACCAGACCGTCGAGACCTTCCCCTACTCAATCGGCGATCTGCGACGCGACAATCCCAACACAAGCTTTCCTCGCAATCCATCTGAGGAAATGCTGGCTGGATGGAGCGTTTTCCCTGTCATCGAGCAGGAACCGCCTAGCTTCAACCCGGCAACCCAAAACCTCAACCAAGTCAACCCGATACTGGTTGACGGCGAATGGTTGCAAGCTTGGGAAGTCACTGACTTTAGCTCAGAGGAGATCGCTGAGCGCACTGAAGCCAAGGCCGCTGAAGTTCGCGCAGATCGCAACCAGCGCCTAGCGGCTTGCGACTGGACACAGCTGCCCGATTCGCCGGCTGACCACGAAGCGTGGGCGGTGTATCGTCAGGCTCTGCGGGACTTAACATCACAAGCGGGCTTCCCGTGGAACATCAATTGGCCCGAGGAACCCTAATCGTGGCTAAACTGTAACCGGAGGCACCGAGGCACCTGTGATCGAAATCTACGCAGCTGTCTTAGGCGCATCCATTGGCATTGCTGGGATGTCAATATCCGGCTTCACCAAACGCACCAGCGAATCCCGCGAAGCAGTCATCCGTTTAACGATGGCGGTGGAAAGCATTGCTGGCAAGTTGGAGGAGTTGCATCAGGATATGAAGGAAGACCGAAAGACGATCTATTCAAGGCTTAACGAACACGGCAATCGAATTACTGTACTGGAAAACAAAGGGCGCTAGGATCAGGACATGAGTTATCTACTCTCATGAACCTCGAAGAAATCCTGGCGCATCCAGCTTTCTGGATTGTAATTGCTGCCGCATCTGAGCTGATCGCGTTGTCCCCGCTGAAGGACAACAGCGTCATCCAGCTGGTGTTCCATGCGCTCCGCAGCCTCAAGGCAAAAAAGGGCTGATTCCTGCTGACGGTCGCTGGCTGTGGCGGTTCGACACGCGCTCACCGTTGCAGGATCTGCAGCGTGCAATCGACCGCCGCAAATTTGACGCGACCTTAAAACCCAGACTCGACGCTGAGATCGAGGACTGGCATCGCAGTCAGCCGCCCGCCATGCCGCCACCAGTGCGGCTCGATGATCTACACATCCGCGCTCCTTGGTATGACGCCGATCCGACTGATTGATCTGTTCCGGTACTACAAACGCCTGGGGCACCAGGACGCGGCGATCGAAGAACTGGAGGCGGCCATCAATGTCTCTGCGCCTGGGCTGCTTGCGCGTGACCAAGACTGGTACTCAACGTGGTCAGCGGCGGTTGAGGCGCCTGCCAGTTTCGACAACGACTGGAACGGCATCATGGCCGCCGCTGCAGTTGCTGGTGCTAAGTTCCCTGAAGTGGTTGCAGCGCAGTGGGCGCTTGAATCAGGGTGGGGTAAGCACATCTCAGGCCAGCACAATTACTTCGGGCTCAAAGGTGGCGGCACATCCACCACAACACGTGAGTTCTTGGATGGCCAATGGGTCACGATCACCGATAGCTTTATCGACTTCCCATCGCTAGCTGCCTGCGTCGAGTACCTAGTCTCACGATGGTACAAAGATTACAAGCAGCACAAAGGCGTGAACCGCGCCGATGATCGCAACGAATGCGCTCGGCTATTGGTGCGCGAAGGCTACGCAACCGATCCGAAGTACGCCGAGAAGCTGATTGGCATCATGGATTCGCAGCTCGGCAAACCCGGTGAGCGCATCCTTGACGTGCCTTATGAGTACCAACTCGACAACATGAGCGGCACTGGTTACCGCGAGTGTTTCAGCAGCTCCTGTGCAATGATCGCCAAGTATCACGGTCAAGTGGATTCCGATGATGAATACAACATCATCCGCGCACGATTCGGCGACACCACTGACGCGCAGGCTCAGGTGAAAGCGCTCCGATCGCTGGGTTTTGATGCCAGGTTCCGCACCGATTGCTCAGCAGCAACACTCGAAGCCGAGATCAACGCCGGGCGCCCTGTTGCTGTTGGCTGGTTGCATCAAGGCCGCGTCACCGCACCTACCGGCGGTGGGCATTGGACTTGCGTGATCGGCTACACCGAAGACACAATCGTGCATCACGACCCAAATGGCGAGGCTGATATGAAGAACGGCGGCTACATCAGCAACCACATCTCTCGCGGTGTTCGCGTTGAATACAGCCGCAAGAATTGGCTGCGACGTTGGGAGATCGATGGACCCCGTACCGGTTGGGCTATTCTGGTGAAGCCTGAATTTTGAATTGTGATCCTCAGCGATTGGCAGATCCGGCAGTATTGCGAGCAAGATGCAATGGTCGAACCATTCGACCTTGCGCTCATCAACCCGGCCAGTATTGATGTAAGACTCGGCAATCATTTGATGATCGAAGTTGCCGATCAACGCGAGCTGGTAGAGGTTGACATCAGCAAACGCACAGCAGAGCATCCATACTGGTTGCTGCCGAATGAATTTTGCTTAGCAGAAACAATCGAAACATTCAACCTGCCGCGATTCATCGCCGCGCAGTTTGTGCTGAAATCAAGCCGCGCACGCGAAGGCTATGAGCACATGCTTGCGGGATTCTGCGATCCAGGTTGGCATGGCAGCAAGCTCACGCTTGAACTTAAAAATGCACGCCGGTTTCATGATCTGCCGCTGTATCCTGGCTTGAAGATTGGCCAGATGGTGTTTCGCAGAATGTGTACATCACCACTGCGGGATTACTCCGAAACTGGTAGATACAATCGTGACCGCAGCGTCGCTGCAAGCAAAGGCTAAAACACACGCCTCATGCGTTGAGAGTAAAGCTGAACTGCTTGCTGGTAAAACACACGAGCCTGCCATTCTTGGCGGTGTTCTTTTATCATGCCAGCATAGGTGACGCGCCATACGTCACCTATCTTTTCAATCGTTGGAGGTTTCATGGGTTGGGCGCAATGGATGAT